AAAGACATAAACCAAGTCATTGTGTTATAAAATACTAGGCCATATAAGACCATCATAATTCTAGGTACCGTTCTCCAATTAGATAAGAATTGTGGTAGTTCTTCTTTTAAAAACCACCATACCCACTTAATTGTTTTGACGGTTTTAGATGTAGTTTCTTCAAACATTATTTGTTCCTCTCTCGTCTTCGTTTTTCGTTTTCGTCTTTTATATAATTTACCAACAGAGAAATATATATCTCCCTTTCCCACGGTATCATTTCTTCTAACTCACTCAAGCTATATTTATGATGTTGCATCAGAGCAAAGTTAGTTTCATAATAGTTCTCTAAACTATCGTGTGAAAGGGCTATCCGAAAAAATCGGTCAGTCCTTTTAATGTAACTTCACTCTCAACCTTTGTATTAGGGTTTGTAACCTTAATCTTATGCTCAAGTCTAGGCATAGATGAAAAGAAACCTTGTATTTTTCTCATCTGGTCACCAGTAAGATTGTCAACAAAATCAGTTAACTCTTGTGGTGTGCTGTCTTTCGCATAATAAATCTTGTCGCCCTCATAAATGTGGTCAACAGACTTTTTAATTAAGTCATACATAGCAGAAACTTTTATATTGTCACCTAAAATACCTGAATCAATAACTTTTAATGATGGATATTTTAAAACAACTCCTAGTTTTCTACTTTCATCTAATACAATATTGTTGTTGTGAGTATCGTCAACATAAACCTCAACTTTTGTTAAGTCAACATCTACGTTACCATATGATTTCTTATCATCTGGACATAAAACTTTTAACTTAGCAATTTCACCAACACTTTTAGCTCTTACATTTAAAAAGATATATTCAATGTCAAATATAGGGTATTCGTCTGGTTCTACTGTACCAAACGTACACGCTTTAACAATGTCTTTTACTGCTACTAACATTTCTTCTGGTTTTCCAGATTCTAATGCTACTAACAATATTTTTTCCTCTTTTACTAAAAAAGGTCTAAAAGATATGGTTTTTTGTTGAGATGGTAATGTCAACTCATATTTTGCTACATTAGCTATAGGCAATGCCATAATTTACTCCTTCAATTATATTATAAAAATGGTGGGAATACTTTCCCTCCAAATACTGAGCCAATCGGTACTCTTTGTCTTATCACGTTAACAACGTCTCTACCAGCTCGTCTTATTTCTGGTGGCAATTTACTTAACAATTTTCCAAATGCTCCGTATTTGTACTTAACGGTAGGTTTCTTAAAGCCACCACCTACTGTATAATTTCTCACTTCATCAATAGAAAGGTTTGACCAGTTTCTATAATAAAAAGAGATATTAATTTGCATAATTTCGTTTGGTGTACCATAGTTTAATGGCACAGCAGTAATAGTTTTAGGATAACACTCATACATATGAACACCATAAGCTATTCTATCTCTAAAGGCGTCACCTGAAAAAGCACCAAGAGCATATATTCTAATACCACCTGTGTACTCATCATAAAAGTGTACATTGTTTGTTGCCAAATCCATTGCTGAGTTTTGCCATAATTCAAAAAATGATCTTTGTCTTAAAAATTTATCAGCGTAAAAAGATAATGTTATCTCTTGCGAATAACTATGACCATAAACTATTTCTCTTTTTGGCCCATATGTTTTTAATGGTGCTGTATCTACATTTCTACCTGGTAGTTCAGCAGCAAAGCAAAATGCTCTTAAGCCTCTTTGTAATTCTGTTTCTGCCTGTAATTGACCAGGTAAAGTTGATCGTTGTACTTCTTCTTGGAAAGTAAACTGATCAGCACCTGCCTCATTGGAAGCTTGTTCATTTAAACCTCTTGGTAAAATAAAGTCTACCATAAATCTATTTGGTCTAGCAAAGCCCTCACCCTCGGCCATTTTACCTACAAATCTACCTAATGTAGATTCAGGATTACCTTGTACTCGTCTTAATCTAGGATCGTTTTGTACATTGTCTAATGATCTATCTCTAGGAATACCAAATCTTATATCTGTACCGAATATTCTTTTGCCGCCTCTTAAAATTGCCATTAAATCATACCTCTACTGTCTGCCCATACTTTGCTTGTACCTGCTTTAACAAATCTTTGTACAGGTAGATAAGCTGCTAAAGCAGACTCATCAAAATCTATTCTTAAAAAACTTGACCTAACATAGCCATACAAATATTTTTTAAGTGTTGGTTTTACTAGATTAATACCTTTTACAATATCATAACTTACACTCATTTTAGTTGATGATTTAAAACCACCATCTGAAAACTTTTGTAATCTTTCTAACAATCTAAATCTTAAAAGATATGGTAAGTAATGAAAGTTCATACCTAAAAAACCACCTTTAATTGGTTCTAGTGGTAATACAAGTGGAAATCTGTCGTAATAAGGTAGTTTAGCTTTTGTTTTAGGGTCGTAAAAAAACATATTTAAACGACCTGTGCTTGGTCTACCTATCAATTTACCACTATTCATTAACTTTCTAGCGGTAACTGTATCTGCTATAGATTGTACATTTTTTCTGTACCAATCAGCAGACTTCTTAATTCCGCCTTGCCTGTCTTTTAATGGATCTAGTATTGAAGCCATAACAATATTTATACGAGGAAATAAAAAAGGCCAGGTATTTCTACCTGACCTTTAAGCATAGTTAAGAGAGAGAGTATTACTCTTCCTCAGCTAATTTACTAAAGTATGACAAAGTATCGTCACCATCACTAGCTTCTGGTTGAGCATTAACTTCAGCTTTTTTTGCTGTGCCGTTGGTTTGAGGCGGGAGGTTTACATTCTCAACGGTACTAGCATTTCTGTCGCCTGTAATTACCCTATTCAGTTTCTCTTTGAGTTCATCATAGGTCTTAAAATTACTAAGGTCAACAAAAGGTTTTAGAGGGTGTTGTTGTTTCCAAATAGCTTTGATTTTTTCGTCATCAACAGCAGCTTGGCTTACACTCTCAAACTCTGATTTATCATAGTTCCAATAACCATCAACTTTTCTAATTTTTAGTTTAAAGTTAGCACCTTTCCAAAAATCAAATGGGTTAATTGGTTGTTCATCATCAAACGCTGGTTGCATTGCCTCTGTAATCTTATCAAATATTTTTTTACCAAATTTAAATAAGAATACTTTGCCCTCGTTTTCAGGATGTTTTGGGTCACTTACAATCATAATATTAGAATAGTAAGATAACTTTCTTTTTCTTTTTCTAGCTATCTCTTTATCACTATCTAATCCTGTATTCCACAATCTTGTGTTTTCTTCACTTACAGGATCTTTTTGACTCATTGTAGTTAATGAGTTCTCAATATACCAGCCACCTTTGTCTTGGAAAGCGTGAGACCAAACTCGTTGCCAAGGTAAGTCTTCGTTCTCTACTGCTGGTAAAAATCTTAACACAGCAAAGCCATTGCCAGTTTTATCTAGTTCTGGTTTCCAGAATCTATCGTCTTGGTATTTGTTCTTGTTAGATTGATCCTCAGGTTTGAGGTTTGTTTCAAGTGCTTTTGTTAACTTATCAAAATTACTTGATGATGTCTTTAATGTTTCAAAGTCCATTGTATTTCTCCTTGTATGTATCTTTGTATTCGTTGTTTTTGTGTTACCTGTATAATCGGTATCATTTTTATTTATAAGAGTTCTCACGTTGATTTGCCCATTTTTTTACTTCAGCATTTCTAGCCTTTTCATCATAGGTTGCTCTAGGTAAAGACCTCTTAATTCTGTACTCTTTATAACTTTCACACCATCTTACTATTGTGTTTAAAAATTTATATATAATTTTATCAAACATATTTCTACTAATATATCACAACCAGGTGATTTTGTCAATGCTCCTACAAGCCAAACTTCTTGTAAAAATCATCATAACTAATATAGTCCAGGTTGCCTTTGTGGTCTGTCCATTCTCTTACCACCTTGTTTACCTCATCACCACCTTTGATACTATTTTGTACTTTATAAAACATCACCTTTTTACTCTTATGTTTACCAGAGAAGTCAAAAAATGTCTCTTTTAATTGTTGTACCCAATTTACACTAGGTGTAGGAGCGTGGTCTTTTAACACATAGTTTGGTGTACCAGCAAATATATTATTAACTTTACCTGTTGTACTACCTAAATCCATTCCTAATAGATAGACCTCATTTGGTTGTTCTAGTAAACACGATATATAAGTCGCTGTAGGGCCAGCAGCCCAACCTTTGTCTTTAAAATCTTCTATATCGTTTAAACATTTTGATTTGTTACCATCTTTTAGCCAAGATACTTTGATAGATTTTTGTTGTACAAATTTTCTGCCTTTTGTTTTATCACTTCTTACCACGTGTGCCACACCTGATACACTTGAACCGTGCATTACAAATTCTTTACTATTGCCTCTCTCATTTTCGTAAAAGGCTCCTTCTTCTCTTGCTAATCTTAAATCTTCATCTGAAGCACCAGCCTTAATCATATTTTCATATAGTTCAGCAGGTACTTTTGACCAGTTTCTAAAATAAGTTGGTATCTTTTCACAAATACCACTATGATACATTTCGTGCATTATACCTTGGTCAACACCAACTAAAACATCTATGTCATCTGGATTGGTTCTGTAAATGGCATTACAACCATAAATCTTACCGTGTTGTCTTAATTTTTTTAAGTCAACACCCATTCTACTTTGGCCGTTGCCTAAACAAAATACAATATTAGGATATGATCCGCCCTCTCTAGCCATAATAATAATTTATAATACCCATAGAGTAGATAGCTAATGATACAGCGTTTAAAACTATTAAAGCTCTATCGTGCCATAGTAAACCAACAACTAGCCAACCTGCCATACCAAATAGACCAATGTATAAATTTATAGGAAAAATATTTGCTGATGTAAGTACCATAGTTATTATTAACATAATACTACTTACCCATTTAATATACCAAGATAAGTCGCCTCTAGGTGTTACCTTTTTATAAACTCTACTTGAATTTAACTTGGCAATCTTATCGTCTAGTTTTTCTTTAATTGGTTCTATTGTCATTTAACAAATACCTCTTTCATAATTAATTTACACTCTGTAGCATTAAAGTTAACAAATGGTTTTAACTTGGCCAACGTAGATGAGATTTTAGGCCAGACCACATTTTCGGTAATCTCTTTATCCCAATTTTTACTAAACGACAAAAAGTGGTTAAGCACGATGGCGGATTGGAAAGACGTTCTTTTTTGAATAAGTAAGCGTAACAATCTAGGATGTTGTCCGCCACGACATAAAAAACCATCATCAAAAGAAAGATTACGAGAAGTAAAGTCATCACTAATCCGTACCAAATCGTCCCTAAAATGGTATCCAAAAGCCTCTTTACGTTTTCTAAAGTCCAAATAGATGTCTTTTCCGTCATTTTGTAATAAATTTCCTACCCACTTTTTGTTATTATGTATAAAATTAGCAACAAAAAAGTCAACAATGTTATCTTGGTTATACTGTTTTGATAATTTATGAAAGAAATATCTGTCATTTCTTTTAGTAAATGTTTCAAGTTTACAATTAACTTTTCCACCATATTCTTCATAATTATATGTATCCGTTGTAAAATGTAACTTGATTGCCAAGTAAGCCTTAAATACTTCAAAACCTCCATACATACATCAATCTTCTAATATTTTATTTGTAGCCTCTATTAGTTCCTCTGTCGTAAATTTACTTTTATCATCTTGTAATTTCATTTCATACTTTAATATTAGATTACTTAATCTCTGAGCAGGCCAATTTGATTGTACCATTTCGTCTCTCAACTCTCTTAAATCTTTTAATATATCTTTTATCATATTGGTAACTGACCACATTTAGGATATTTTAACATCTTTAAGTTAGTCGCCTCTAGTTTGATTTTTTCTTTAAGTGATTTTGATATAAGGTTACCTACTGTACCCTCATCTATGTTGTGTTCTTTACAATACCACAACACGGCTTCCATATGTGATATGGATTTTTCTTTTACAATGTTTTCTATTTTTAAACTAAATTCTTTACTTGTCATAATGTTTTAAAGGGTGTATTTCCACTCTCGCATCCATACACCCCGGTACCTTTCTGGTGTGTTAACGGTACCAATATATCATAAGTAAATGATTTTGGCAAGTTTATTGCCTAATTATTCTTTGAGAAGTTTACAAGTATCTTTATCAGCTGGGTTGCCAACTTGTTTATCATATAACCAAATGTATGAGTAAACAATTTTATCTTCCTTTTCGGTACATTTTTTACCAAAAGAAAGTCTTGGTTCACTTATACTACAAGCTGTCAATAAGACGCTTGATATTATTATCAACACAAGTTTTTTCATAATTATCCTTTGTTAGGTTTTGTCAGATCAAATGTATGAAACAATATACAACTCTCTGATTTATTTGGAACATCTATTACAGCCGTTGTTTGTGTTTCATCTTCGTTCACATAGTAAGTTATCATATAAACTGGTTGTCCATCTTCTCTCATACCCTCTCTACCTAAAGAGAGATTATATGGTTTAAAATTGAAATGGTCAAGATATGTGTTTATCTTATCTATTGAACCACATAACGCTGGCACTTGTTGAAAATAGTATGAACCTATCTCATCTTCGTGGTCAGCATATGCTATGCTAGCAAATAAAATACTTAAAATTATTATTAGTTTTTTCATCTTATCCTATTTGATAAGATGTTATTTACTCGCTATCTTATCTTTTGTTTTTTCTTCAAAATATTTATAAAAGTTTTGAATAGATTTGCCAAGTTCTTCTTCGTAGTCTGCTTTGTTCTTAACGAAAGTCTGAACAGAGCCGTCTTCACTAGCGAGCAAAATAACTATTTGTTCAATAGGTTTACCAAAAGTTTCTTCAAACATATGAGCATAAGCCGTGGTTTGTAAAAAGTAATTCTCAATCCAGTCTTCTTGTCGCTCTTTGTTTGCTGTCTTAAAATCAATTACAGACAACTTACCATTGTACTCAGCAACACAATCTACTTGACCAGCAATTGTAAGTTTTGGACTGTACATAATTGCCTCTAATAGATGTATATTATCAATTTGATCTATGTAAGGTTTCATTAACTTAAATAAACCTATTGGTAATACGTCTCTAATACTAGGAGTTTCGCCTTTGATGTATTGTTCTACAAGTGTGTGAAATGCTTTACCTCTACGAGCTGCTCTACCCATTTCCCAATTGGCAACATTCTCACCAATGGCGTCTCGCCATTTTTGTAAGCCTTCTTTTTTTCTTATACCCAATACCGTGGTAACAGATGGATAGTTCTTACCGTCTATATTGTAAAAACGGTGACCATCTACTTTCATACCTTTTGTTTTAGGTAATATAGTCTTGTCTAGTTCTATAAATTTAAATGTCATAATATCCTCACTATACCATAATTTAGCTTATTTGTCAAGCTTCATACTTAATTAAATCGGTGTCAAATCAAAGATTCATTAACTTCTTCAGGTGTAGGGCCACCAGCAGCGTCTGAATATTCTTTTTGGTAAGCCGTTTTACCGTTAGCGTCTCTAAACGCTATTAAGTATTCTTTTCTATTGTCGTCACCATTCTTGTAAGAGCAATGTACCCACCCACTATTAGGTTCGTCCTTTTTGTGGTATTCCAGAATCAACTGGTCAAAATCCAGGTTATCGTGTATCCAATCGGCCAATGTTTTATTCGACAATCCATAGATTTCGAAATCGGCCGCCTGGCCAGAGGCGTGTTGTGAAGATACGCTTGAGCCTATTTCTACACACAATTCTGGACTACGAAACCCACTTGATATTGATACAACTTTGGCAAAATGGTCTCGGACTGGTTGTAATACGTGGTCACAAAGTCTTTGTAAGTTCTCAATATTATCCTCATTAGGATTATTATTGATATTCTTCCTGGTAGCTGTTTCGCTTTTGATAAGTTCTTTAAGCGAAAAGTTTTTACTTAGTCTCATTTATTTTTTCCTTTGCTTTTAACTTTAATTTTTTGAGTTGTCTTAAATCGTACCAAGTGCCGGTTGATCTATCATTATTTCTTTTTACTTCAATATCATTAACGGCTCTTTTTAGTTCTTTATGTTCTGCTTTCGCTGTCATATTAACTCCTTGTTACCTTGTTAATTTTAAGATTTTCTCTATCTGTGCCTTAATAATTGGTCCTCTATTTGGCCAATGTATGTAAGGTTCGTCTGATTTAGATAAATTATATAAAAATGGTAATATTACTTTTTCAATTTCTTTAAATCTATCTGTTATATCTTTAGCTTGTACTTCTTTTGTTATAGTTTCTTTTTCTGCTACTATTTGCATTATCTCGTTCATCATTGACTTAATTGATGAAACATCTGATTTAACTTTAGAAATCTCTATGTTAGAGTTTTCTACCAATTTTGGATCAACAGCAGGTGTACTATCAGTTTTTGGCTTTGAAGACACCGGTGTAAAACCATAGTCTTGGTCCATATCAAAATCTCGCATATAATCTGGTATATCTGCCATCTTATTTACCTCTTCTTTTCCTGTGTTTTGCTAATACTTGTTCTGTTTTAGATTGTTTGATTGTTTTTTTACCATATCTGTTGGCAAGTTCACTTTTAGGGTGAGCTTCTGCTATTCTACTTAAATTGTCTTTCCATCCGCCATCTTGCCTATATGAGAGGCCTGAAACCCCTGCTACAATATTTAGACTCTTTAAGACCTGGTTGATGTGTGAATTTTGTTCTAAATATGTCTCCATTTCTGATATGGTCATCATATCAGTATGTTCTTTTTTAGTTTTTTTGTTATAAAACGTATATAAAGGCATTAACTTTTAAATGGGTCTTTAGTTATAAAATACTTATTAAGTATTTCTAACTGGTCATCATACTCAGCAATTATCAACAATTCTTTTTCAATTGTTTCTATAACATCTGGATGTTCAGCAATACCATTTATTTTTTCTAGTAATACTTCTACATTTGCTTTATGTTTTGCTATATGACCTTTAGCGTGTTCTTGTAATGCTTCAATTAGTTGTGTTCTCATTTTTTTTATCCTCTCTTAAACCATCCCATAATATTTTTTCTTCGTCAAACGTAAATGGTCTAATCATATTTTTACCTTTGTTTTTTCTTTCTTTAGTTTGTCTTTTAGATTCAACTAATGACAATTTTTCTTGTTCTTCATAGTCCATACTATTCCTTAAATGTTTCTGGCCATTTGGCGTCAAAACTATCATATTGATTATACTGTACATTTTTATTGTCAGCTTCAATCATATCTGTATACCATTGTGGTACAACAGACGGTGCTTTCCAGGTAGCAAATCTTCTTTTCTTCATCACGTAATAATTACGATAACTTTGAACAGCGTCACCTGGTACTTTACATTCATCCGGCATAGCAGGTTGTGGATCAGTTGCCATTTTATTTATTTTAGAATTTTTAGGTGGCTCTGATAATATAGCACCTAGTTTTTGTATAGCAACGTGGTCTTTTGTATGATTATATCTTTTCTTATACTGATCATTAAGAGCCATCATATGTTTGTACAACCACATATAGTTGTAAGCAGATTCAAATAACCATATTGTGCTAGGGTGTTTTACCCAGCCTGCTTTGTATAGTATTTGTTCGTAGTTTGAATTAGGGTGTTTCCACCTTTTGATTTTTCTACCGTTGGCAGTTTTGCCATAATATTCTACACCGTCTAATACTCTATGACAAGTAGAAAGTAATTGTGCTGATTCTAAAATCATTTTTACCACGTGTTTATCACAACTCATTTGAGCTGCTTTTACGGGATCTTTATCTAAATAAAAAACATTCATTAATGTATAACCTTTCTGAAATAATCCATAGCGTCATATTTCTCACATAGTTTTTTGAAAACATTAAACCAATAGTTTTTACTCCAATCGGTCATTGCTTTTTTACATCTGTTTTCAGCGTTTGATATTCTTCTAATCTGTACAGGCGACAGTTTAGGTAAGTTTAATCTTTTTATATCTTCGTTAGTAATCATATCTATAATATATCATATCCACCAAGATTGTCAAGCTTAGTTTCCTACATTAGCACCATTGGTGATAATGGTTCTCACCACGGTAAAACCAGGATTATTCCAGTCTACCTTTTTCTCACAATCGGTATCAGTTAAACAAGTCGTTTTCATACAACCTGTCAGAGCTATTATGCTAATTATTAGTATTATTTTTTTCATTGTCATTCCAGTCCATAATTTGGTCTAATTTCAATTTAATCTCATCTGGATCAAGGCCGTCTAACTCTTTATAACCTAGTTTATTAACAAAACCTTGATAACCTTTTAGTTTTTTGTTTCTTTTTTCTAACTTCTCTATTCTTTTTGCTAGAGTTTCTTTAGCGTTATTTGTTGTTAGGTTTCTTTTCATACGCCATTGATTTAATGATATGTTAGCTGC